ATTCCAAGCAAAAACAACATGATAATCTGGGCGCATTAAAAGATTTCTTGTTCGAATCCGCCCGCATGAAAACCCAAACTTTCTGCAAACAGAAAACCGCCAGCGTATCTCTACACTGACGGTCTTTTTATGGGCGCGGGTGGATTCGAACAAGAAATCTTTTAATGCGCCCAGATTATCATGTTGTTTTTGCTTGGAATCATGCAGTTTTTCGGACACTTAGCTTTCGACTTCCCGGAACCAGTCCGCCGTTCTAGCGATAAAAACGGGTTACAAAGTGGGTTATTTTGTACGCGGAGAATACTCTGCCAGAGCATCTGAAACGGCCATTGCTGCCGTGTCAGCCCTGCCGTCAACAGCATGGCTGTACCAGCCGTAAGTATCCATACTTTTGCTGTGCCCTACCATGCGGCGCAGTTCTGCCGGGGACACGGCATCCTCGATGATGCTCACAAAGGTGTGCCGCAGCTCGTACAGACTGACCGGCGGGTCAATGCCGTTGCTGCGCTGGTAAAACTGCCAGTAGTTATAGAGGCTGTGCTCATTCTCCAACAGGAAGATTGGATCATCTCCCCGAAGAGGCCGCTCTTCTTCAAAGGCCCGCTGCTGCAGCTGTGCGTGGAGCTCCGCAGCCGCCAGCGGATGCAGGACCACCGTGCGGATAGCGTTTTCGTTCTTGCCGTGTGTTTCCTCATCAAAGGTATTGATGGCCCTGGCAAGATGCAGCCGGTTGCCCTCCACGTCGCCCACGCGCAGCCCCAGCAGTTCGCCAGGGCGCAGGCCGGTCAGGACCGCAAAGCGGTATGCATGGATATTGGCATCCTGTTCAACCTTTCCACGAACGATGCGCGTATCCGTGGAAAGCAGGACCCGCAATGCGTCCGGCTGAAGGATCTTTCGGCCCTTTGGACGTGCTCCCCTGGGTACCGTGAGCCCCTCGTCCTCTGGCCGCAGGGCGGTGTATTTGTGCTGCCTTGCCCATTTCACAAAGCTGACTTCAACCGCCCGGATTCCCTGCAATGTTTTCCTCGAAAGGTTTCCCCTGCTCTTTCGAGTGGCCTGTGGGTTCATGCTGCCTTCCTTGTATGCCCGATTCAGCACATCCTGCAGCATTCCCGTATTCAGGTCACCGATCCGGCGGTCGCCCACCACTGGCAGGATGTAGTTCTGTCCGAACTTCTCCACCTGCTGGGCATAGCTTGTGCCGGCGGTGGCCCGCACCGAGATCAGATACTCTTTCCAGACCTCCGAGCAGCGCTTGGTGGTGCTGCAAATGCCCTCATCCAGCCAGGCATCTGCTTTTGCATTTGCTTCCCGCTGGCCGGTACGGCCAGGCTTTGCGCTGGTGAACGTCTTGCGCACCCCGTCCTTCTGCACCTTGATCTGCCAACGGTTCTGGTTCGGCAGCCACTGGGCGGTGTTGGTTCGCATTCCCATAAAAAATACCTCCTTTGGGGTACACTTTGACAAGCCCGCCCAAAAGAGGTATAATCGCAGTGTCGAGTGTGCGATGCCCTCTTCTGGGTGAGCCGCTTATCTTAACTCCCTCGGTGTTGGTAGCACCGGGGGAGTTTTTTATTTACAATCAGTTGTTCGTACGGTAGATAACCTCCAAGCCCTGATTCGGGTGATAAGACCAGGTAACTGTCACATCATCAAAGCTTTCCTTCTGGCGGCCATCAATTGCTCGTGTATTTGCCATTTCTTTATAAAGCCATTCTGGCAATCCAAGTGCTTTGTTGGTCAGTTTTACATGCTCCAAGCCAGTTTCATTAAAGATAATCGAGCCGCCTTTCATGTTAAGCGGATTATTATCAATCGTCATATAGGAACCATCTTCAGCAACTGAAACCGTTACGTCATTATAAAGATCATAAAACAGTTTAAAATCCGGTGCCATTCCCTTCTTATAGAAAGTTGGTGCTATATCCTCATCCAGAGATATGAGAGTTTCCTTTCCATCTTCATTTACAACCTTCCAAGTTGCCAGAATAACAGGTGCACCATCATCGGCGAACCGTTGAACTTCTCCCTTAAATGTAACGTCCTGATCATTGAATACGTTCTTGTAATAGTCGTATAAACTTTCTTTTACAGCCGCATACACACGCTGCCCATTTTCCACAACGGAAAAGCACTTATAGTTTGTATTTGTTTTTTCAACCGAGTATGTAAAATAATATCCGAAGTCCGTATGGCCTGAATAGGCCACATAATCGCCTGTTTTGTACTGCACTCCCTCTGCAAATGCAGACATTGCAAGTACAAAACAAAGTACCACCATCAACGCCATTGAAACTATTTTCTTTTTCATACAAAAGGCCTCCTATGTTTGTTTATATTTCCGTCAGCGCGTATAATTCTGCGCTGCACTCGTCGAGCTTCGTTTTAGCATTATCGCTCATATATAACAGATATGGTTCAAATGCCCGATGATATTTTATTGCCCAGTTCTGCTTTGCTTTGGGCGATTTTAAACTTTCTATTTTGTCCCGGTATTTTTCTTGTGTACGCTGGACAATTTCATTAACGGCTTCTTCTCGAAACGTCAAATCCAGATATTTTTCCAACGAGGAAGTTGTAGTTACTTTCACGCCATACTTTTTACAATCTTCCAGCTGTATTAAACGGCCAACACAAAAATCATACCGCATAAAGAACACCGACGGTTCTGTGGTAGAGGAAAGAATCTTAGCACTTTCCTGAGCCTGTTTAAGAAATTGCGGTGCTAATATTTGAGCGTTCATGCGAGAATCAACCAAATCCATCTGGCCCATCCATTCGGGGTTCGGGGAATACCTGGACGGCTCTTCCGCCGCATCCATTGCCATCTTTCCGACTACCTTTGTAGCCTTTTTCAGCCAACCAAAAACGCCCATGCGGTACCTCCCACATCAGATATCCCGGCAGAGCCCCACGGCCTTGCCTTCAATGACAACGGCATTCATATCTTCCCGGCTGAGAATGATGCTGCTGAAAGCCGGATTCTCCGGCCGCAGTTCAATGAAGTTCTCGTGCAGATAGACATGCTTCAGGGTGGCCTCTTCCCCGATCCGCACAGCAGCGATCTCGCCGTTCTCCACCTCTGGCTGACTGCGAATCGCCACCAGATCACCATCGTGGATGCGGGGTTCCATGCTGTCACCCTTGCAGGTCAGTGTAAAGGTGGAGTGCCAGCGGGAAGGCACGCACACCATTTGCTCGATGTTCTCTTCTGCTGTGATGGGCGTACCGCAGGCGATCCGCCCTACAAGCGGCACCACATCCATGGCTGGCATCGGCTCAAAGCCCGGCGGAACGGTAGGTTCTCTGGATGCAGCCGGGGCGGGCTGTTCCTCCCAGCCCATCAGATAGGCAGGGGTGGTTTGCAGCGCATCCGCAAATGCTGCAATCTTAGATTGCGGAATATCTGCCTTTCCATTTTCAATTTTACTTATAGATGATTTATCCTTATAGCCCATCTTATGGGCCAGTTCTTCAACTGTTAATCCAAGCTCCGTGCGGCGGCTTTTAATTCTGTCGTATAGAGTTGCCATAAAATCACCAACCTTCGCTCTTATCTTATCATATAGTGGAATGATATTCAAGTATTTTTTGCTTTTTTCTCAAAAAAGGTTGACTTTGTTTCCACTCAGTGATATCATACAGGCAGTGGAACGTAATTCCACTTTAGAGGAGGTGAAAACAATGACCGATACCACTACGCTTCGTTCCATCATTGCCAACTCCGGGCTGAAGTATAAAGCCATTGCGGAGATTATGGGCCTTACACCGTATTCTTTGCAGATGAAGATTGACAATGAAACCGAGTTTAAGGCGAGCGAAATCGACACTCTTGCCAACACTCTCGGCATGGACATGCAGCAGCGCGATGCCATCTTTTTTTGCAAGAAAAGTGGAATTTAATTACACTTTTCAGTTTTAGTTTAGGAGGTGAACCACATGAACGACAACAAAAAGCCTGGCTGGACAGAACGGTTTTCCAACTGGGCACCATCGGATTTTAGCTGCCAGCTAATGACCCTGCTTTCCGCATATCTTAGCGGCTTTGCACTGGGGGTTGCCTTCACAGTCATCCTTTTAGCAATTGTAAGATAAGAGCCGCAACGGCGCAGAATGCGGAGACGGATGCCAAGAACAAGGCTGCTACATTCATCCAACGGTTTACCCGTTTTTCCTTTGCCTGGTCGCGTTTGTCCGCTTCGTTCTTTCGCTCGTGTTCCTCGAACTGCTCCTGCAGCTTATGCAGATCCTGAACAAGCACTTCCTCAGCATAGGAGCTTTTGGAATGGTCGCAGGCATCCAGAAGCATGCGCGTTTGCTCTTCTGAAAGCTGGCTGATCTCTGGACGATTCGCCGCAGAGGTAAAAGCAGCCATCTTCCCGGCAGCCTGCTGGTATCCGGCAAAAGATTCTCTTTCTTTACTCGTACTCATTTCATACACCTCCCTTCCCGCCCAAGTATACCGCAGAAGGGAGCCGCCAACAAGGAGGTGAACAACGTGAAAATCGAAATTGTTGGCAAGCCCAAAGAAATTGCCGCTCTTGTATTAGCGGTACAAGAGCGGCAATCGCAGGTTGTAAACCAGTTAGCACTTAGCCCCGTTTACAACACATCCCGGACGCAGAACAACACTTCCCAAAGCAATTTGACACACAAGCGGGTTATTGAGGATTCGGGCGAAGCGGATTCGGCAGTACATTCGCAAAGCTTATCTGAGTTTGGGGCGATTGGTGCGCACACCATGCAAACTGAACGTTATAAATAAACTTTGTGAATTGGCAGGGTCGGAAGTTGAACTAAGTATTCCAGTTGCGGCGTTTGTGTGCGTTCACCAGCCCAATAGGCGTATAAGTGATCATAAAACTCTGCTACCGAAAAGTCTACTTTCCAATAATCGCCATTCCAAAGCAAATCCATTCCGCCAAATAAAAGTGACGCATCATAAACGGGCGTATCGTCAGGAGCTTCAAATTCAAATATCTGTTGAGCATTTTTTCGCAGAAGCTCCCAATCAGATCCCTGCAATGAACCTAGAGCAAAAAAAGATGTCAGGCGTGATGGAGCATCTGGAAAATTGTGCTGCCGAATCATTTCAAGAGCCAATTCAATGCTTTTGCTGCGAGAAAACCTGATGTCTTGATCAAGTTCATTTGCTCGTATTAAAGAAAATCCATCGTAGGAAAGTTCTCGGCACAATTTAAAATTTAGTCGCGTGTCCAGATAATACTCGCCATGGTGGGACAGTCCATTTTGAAATGATTTCACAAAATGAGAGTTCCGCACAGAGTTGCTGAGTTCGGAGAGCGGTTTGAGTTCAATTCTTTGCCCATCCGTCAGTGTTCTTAATCTATCAATGTGATACAATTTCATAATTTCACCTTCCTTCTGCCCAAGTATACCGCAGAAGGGAGCCATCAACAAGGAGATGAAAACCATGAAGAAGCCTTACCTCAAGCTCCGCCGTCTCATTGAGGACGAGGGGCTGGAAATTCAAGAACTGGCAGAGCGAACCAGTATTCCCCGCAGTACCTTATATGAGCGTGTCAACATGCCAGAAAACGCCGGAAAGTGGAGCTGGAAAGAAATTGTCGCCATCTGTACCGTGCTGCACATTCAGCCCGAAAAAATCGGGGCGTATTTCTTCCCGGCAATCGCAAAGGAGGAAAAGACCGCATGAAACCTTATACCCTTGCATCCGAGCGGGCCGCAGCGCCCACTGGATGCGCGTACATCGCACCGCTGTTTTGGAACAAGTGGTTCCGTTGGGACGGTAGTCAGGCATCTGGCTGCTACCAGCTGGGCGGACAAATCAAGGATGAAAGCCACACCGGGCTGCAGATTTTTGCTGATGGCGAATGGCACCCGGTCATCGGATGGGCATTGGACGACTGCAGACCAGCAGTCAATTGTCTTCAGGAGGTAGGAGCATGAATATCAGCCCGAACGCTCAGTTAAAAATCCAGCTGGGGAAGGATGGGAACCCCAAGATTTATGCCTGCGGTACAGAGATGGAACAGAAAGCCCTTTGCGCCGCTCTGATTGCCGGGATTTGCATAGATCAAAGAAATCCGGAAGCATTGCTCAGCATAGTGACTACTGCCGCAGACCTCATGGACAGAATGGAGGAATCCCCCAATGAAGATTAAATCCCGCGTCTGGTACTGGCTGGCTGCTGCCAGCGGTGCTGTAAGTCTGCTGTACGGCATGGGCATCGAGGGCGGTGCGCAGCTGGGCAGCTCCATCTCTGACAGCCAGTTCGTCACGGCCCTGTGCCTGGTTCTGGCAGCGGTAGCGTTCCTGCGGCTGGGCTTTGCCGCCCAGGATCGTGAACAGAACGCCCGCCGCTATGGCCGCGTTGACCGCACCCATGCCCGCACCGAAGAGCCGGAGTATCGGCAGAACCGGAGGGGCGCATGAAAAGCAAATGAGCCCGCCCGTGCTGGTAACACGGACGAGCCCAAAGGGTGATGGAATTCACAAGCCCCATCACCCTTGATGATATCACATCAGAAAGGATTTTACAAATGAAAGGTATTTTAGCCGAACCGGGCAAGGCCCCGGTGATCGCATCCCTGCCCGACAGCCTGTGGGCCATTGAGAACCGGCTGGGAACTCCCTGCGAGATGATCGTGTTGCCTCGCACCCCGGCGGTGCTGTTCGTGGGCCGGTACGATGGTCCCATCCAGCCCGCCAGCCTGCTCAACCGGAAGTACCGAGGCCACCAGCTTTACGGGCCTATCCTCTGCTACGGATGGAAGGGCAACAACATCCAGCCCATGAACAAGAATGTACAGACCGAGATGCTGGACCGCCTGAAGGGCACGGAGGTGAGGGTATGATCATCAGCCAGAACAGCAACGATGTTTACTACGCCTATACTCGTGGGCGCTTCTGGCGCTGGGACGAATCCGCACGGGTCTGGAAGGAAAGCCATCTGCTGGCACAGAAGTTCGGCAAAGCCAAGACCGCTGAAAAGCGGCTGACCCCGGAAGCGTTTCTGACCAGCGACGAGTTCATCCCCATGGACGACTACGAGCTTCCGCAGTCGATGCTGACGGCCCTCAGGGAGGCCAAGCCCTGCAAGAACGCACCCATTGACCCGGTAGAGGAGGAGTCGGCCCCTGCCGCATCGGCGGGCGGTTCTTCTGTATCAACAGCTGGTGCCATGCAGGACAAGCCCCTAACCACCGTGCCGGATGCGATGCGCCCGGCGTTTGATTATTCCGGCCTGACCGACCAGACCGTGGAGGACCTGCACTTTGCTGAGGACGAGTACCACCACGGCAAGCAGATGGCCGAACGCGGCCTTGTCCACATGGGCAATGCCATTGCCGCTGCCCATGATGCGCTGTGCGGCACCGTTGTCGCACAATGCGACAACGGTAAGTTCGCCAAAAAAGAAGATACCTTCCGGGCGTGGTGTGTGTCCATCGGCATCACCAAGGATACCGCTTACCGGCTGTTGCAGGTCTCGGCACTGCTGAACGGAAGCAGCCCCCGCCAGCAGAAGATCCTGAAGGAGCTGTCTCCCACTCTGCTGTATGCCGTGGCAAAGCCCAGCGCCCCGGCAGAGCTGGTGGAGCAGGTTAAGAGTGGTGACATCACCACCAACAAGCAGTATCAGGAAGCCCTTGCCCAGATCAAAGCCGAGAAAGAGCGCGCTGATGCTGCCGAGACCCGCGAGGAAGAGGCGTGGAGCATGGTAAGTAAGGCACAGGACGAAGCTCAGACCGCTAAAAGCGATCTGGAAGTTGCCCTTGTAGACCTGAACGGCCTGACCGAGCAGAACGCCAAGCTCCAGCAGAGCTACCACGATGCAGACGAGGGCCGCATTGCTGCCCGGCTCCAGTGCCAGAAGGCCGAAGGCGAGCGCGACAGAGCCGAAGAGAGAGCAAAAAATGCCGAAGACGCTTTGAAAAAACAGCCCATCACGGCGGTCATCGACGAGGAAGAGATCGACCGCCGGGCCGCAGAAAAAGCCTGGGGCCTTGCAGATGCCCGGAACGCCGAACTGGCCAAGGACAACGCCAACCTGAAGAAACAGGTTGCGGCACTCCGTTCCCGCATCAACGATGATGCCCAGGCAGATTTTGAGCAGGCCAACTACTGCGCCAGCCTGATGCGGGCGGCGTGGGATAACAGCAAGGCCAGCTATTCCCGGCTGGTGGGCGAAGATCTGGAAAGCACCTTTCAGACCATCTGCGGTACCCTGAACAGCATCATGGAGGAAGCCTCCCTGCTCTGCCGCCAGCCGCCGGATTATGACGGAGGTGACAGGGATGAATGAGATGTACTGTCTGGATCTTGACCGTTACGGCCCGCCCATGGAGCCGCCCGATGATTACTACTTTGCCCCCGACCGGGAGCCAGAAGAGGAGGAACTGACCGATGACGAATGAATTGACCGTCCGGGTAGAGCGCCCGGTGATCCCGGCCATGAACTGGAACAAGGATGAGGTGCAGAAGAACCTTGACGAACTTCTGGCCTCCTATACAGGCCGTGTGTACACACCTGAATCCATCAAAGATGCCAAAGCCGACCGTGCTGCCGTCAACAAGTGGGACAAGCAGCTGGCTGCTGCTCTGACCGCCGCCAAGCGGCTTTACACTGACCCGCTGGAGGATTTTCAGAAGAGTATCCGAGAGATGCAGGCCCAGTGTAAGAAGATCTCCGGGGCCATTGATCAGCAGGTAAAAGCAGTAGAACAGGCCCAGCGGGAAGAAAAAGCATCCACCCTGCGGCTGGTCTACCGGGACTGCATCGGGGAGCTGGAACCTCTGATTTCTTTTGACCGTCTGCTTGTGCCCCAGTGGCTCAACAAAACCTTTGACCTCGCCCAGGCCGAAAAGGAACTGCGTAAGGCTGTGGAGACCCGGCGGGAGGAACTGCGCCTCATCCGGGAGACCTGCGGTGAAGACGCTGAACCCTGCATTACCGAATACCTGCGGGCCTTGAGCGTCAACGATGCACTGCATGAGCACAGCCGCCGGGAGCACGCCCGTGCGGCTCAGGCTGAGGCAGAGGCCCAGCGACAGGCTGCAGAACGGGCCAGAGCCGCTGCACCGGTCATCATCCCGCCCACCGAGGAAGAGCGTCAGCTGAAAGAAGAGGCCGCACAGGAGGCCCGGAGCAACGCCTTTGTGACAGCTTCCGGGCGGCTGGACTGCGAGGTATTGCAGCAGTTCGCCCTGCCTGGCACAGGCCTTGCACCTGTCCGCAAACGCTACCGCTTCTGGGTAGATTTCACCCCGGAAGACATCGAATGGTTCAAAGCCGAAGCTAAAAAGCGCGGCTTCGCATATGGTTCTGTAAAATAATTGGAGGATTTTACTTATGGCTTTTTCTCGTCCCGGCGCACCTGCGCCCACCATGTCCGCAAATACCACTGGCACCACCACCGCCGCCCGGATGACTGCAATGCAGCAGCGTGCCGCCCAGAGCAGTGCTCTGCAGGCTGCCAGCCCGGCCAAGCCCGTGGAGATCACTTCTGCCGACGGCCAGCACATGACCGTCAGCTTCTCGGATGTCCGCAACTTCATCTGTCAGAAAGCCACCGATGCCGAATGCAAGATTTTCCTCGAGACCTGCAAGCAGTACCGCCTGAATCCCTTTACCAAGGAAGCCTACCTCATCCACTACGATAACAACAGCGAGGACACCCCCAGCACCATCGTTCTGGGCAAGAACTGCTACCTGCAAATGGCAGAGCGTCACCCCAGCTATGACGGCTTCGAGGCCGGGGTCATCATCTTCGATAAGGTGGCCGGGGAGTGCCAGAAGCGGGAGGGTTCCATCGTCTACGAGGACGAGGAACTTCTGGGCGGCTGGGCCAAAGTCTATCGCAAGGACCGCACCCGCCCCAGTTACGAGGAAGTGAAGCTGACCGAATACGACACCGGCAAATCTCTGTGGAAGGGCAAAAAAGCCACCATGATCCGCAAGGTTGCCCTTGTCCATGCCCTGCGGGAAGCATTCCCCTCCACCTTCGGCTCTCTCTATGACGAGAGCGAGGTCCATGTGGATGCCGAGTCCACCGCCGTGGAACTGGACGAAGCTGGACAGGCTTCAGCTCCCCGCTGGACCCGCATCAAGGAAGCTGTTGAACAGGCCGATGCCCTGACCGTGGAGGATGCTGACAGCGCAGACGACCCCTTTGCCGGGGGTGATGAATCGTGATCCTGACCCACAAGACCGGCGTTCTGCTCCACGGGACCCTTGCCAAAGACCCTGTGCTCAAGGACGTGGGCCAGAAGCGGGTCCTGAAGTTTGACGTGAAGGCGCACAGCGTCAAGACCGACACCGGCAGCTGGGAGAGCCTGTATGTTCAGGTCAATGTCTGGCACGGGCTGGACAAATGGGACGGGCTGCTGCTGAAGGGCGATGCCGTCACTGTCTTTGCCCGGGAGCTCAAGAGCCGGGAGTACAATGGCAAGACCTATTACAATGTGGATGCCGACGACATTCAGCCCGGCGGCATGGTGATTTTCCGGTGGATGCAGAATCTCATTGACCTTTGCACAGAGGCCCCGGCACCGCCCGAACCAGCGCTCACTCAGGAGCCAACGCCCTTTGATGAGCCTGCCCCGGTGCAGACCAGCCTTTCCGGCGGGCAGATGTATCCCGGCGAAGACCTGGCCGACTATGCTCCCCGCGCCTCTCAGGCGGCAGCGCCTGCCGGGCCCGCCGCAGGCACCCCGGAAGCAGATGCCCTCATCGACGATGATGCGGATGACCTGCCGTTTTAACCACACCAGAAAGGAGTTTAGACCGTGGGCATTGACCCATCCCGTGGCTTTGTTGCCTTTCCCCGCGGTCTGACTGACTGGGAATGGTATTCAGAGCCCAACACTGCCCGCCTGTTTTTCCACCTGCTACTCACCGCCAACTGGCAGGAAAAGCAGTGGCAGGGCATTAGTATCAGGCCCGGACAGCTGGTTACAAGCCAATCTCAACTAGCAAAACAGCTTGATTTGAGTGTTCGGAACATCCGGACAAGCTTAGAACATTTACAGGCGACAGGCTATCTGACAGTCAAAACAGGCTCAAAATACAGCATTGTCACGATAGAAAACTATGCTTCGCTTGTTGGCAGTGACAGGCAAAGTGACAGGCAAGCGACAGGCAACCGACAGGCTGCCGACAACAACTTAACAAGTCTAACAAACCAACAAGCTAACAAGTCGTCGTCTGCGGCTGCGCCGGAGCCGACCGGACGACCGACGACCTCACCCTTGGTATCAGAGTTTGAACAGGATATCGGCAAGCTGAGTGCCTCCGGGAAAAGAGAGCTGACAGGATACGCTGACCGACTGGGCGAGGAACTGGCGCGGGTGATCCTGCGCAAGTGCATTGATGCCGGGGCACATAGCTGGGCCTATGTGCGGAAGGCTCTGATCGAGGCCGAAACCCAGGGCTGTAGGTCTGCCGAGGAGTACCGCATGACGAACCCCATTGGAGCAGGACGCAATAGGCGGGTGGACAGGCCGGAGCCCAGCGGGAATGATTTTCTAAAAAACGCAGCCCGCCGCCGTCCGCTCACCAAGAAAAAGGAGGATTCCAATGTACCGGAACCATGAGCACTACCCCGACCCGACAGCTGGCCGGGCATTGGGCAGCCTCCGACGAAAGGAGAACCAATTGAACACCGGAAAACAGTTCGAGGCAGACTGGAAAAGCTCCATGCCGAAGGATGCCTGGTGCTATCGACTAAAAGACAGCGCGGCCACCTATTACGGCGGCAACGAGAACCTGAGCTTCTCCATTGATAACATCTGCGACTTCGACGTGTACCGCTACCCCATGCACCATTACTTCGAGCTCAAGACCATCGAAACGCCCAGCATCCCACTGGAAAAGATCCTGGGCCGATTCGACCGGGAGCGGCAGAAGTACCACAAGCTCAAACACATCACCGATATGGCCCATGCAGCATCCTTCAAAGGCCAGACCGCCCATGTGGTCATCAATTACCGGGGCAAGGTTAACCGCACCTTTGCCGTACCGGCCAGCGCTGTGCTGGAGTACATGAGCACCCAGACCCGCAAGAGCATTCCATGGCAGTGGGCCGCCCTCAATGGCATTGAGGTGGAGCAGCACCTGCTGCGCGTTCACTGGCGGTATGACGTGGAAGGGCTACTGAGGGTGCTGGAAGGAGGGAGTACAGAATGACCTATATCCAGAAATGTGAGTGGCTGAAGCTGTATCAGGTATCACTTCGCCGCCAGAAAATTCTTGTCCGGCGTATCCGCGAAGCGAAAGACCAAGCCGAAAGCGTCACCCAGGCACTCAGCCCTATTGTCAGTTCTGGATGTTCTGGCGATAAGACTGGCCGCGCCATTGAAATGATGGATGCCTACCAGCACCAGCTATGCCATGAAATTCAGCGCAGTCAGGAGTTGTGTTACACCATCCGTAAGGTCATCGCAGAACTCGAAGACCCTCTTCTGGTAGACCTTTTGGAACTGTGCTACATTGATGGCCTGCATCGTGGACAGGCTGCTGACAAACTCCGCGTCAGTGACCGGCATTTTCGTCGTCTACATCGGCAGGCTGTGGAGGCCCTGAACATTCCAATGAATGCCATTCCTCCGCAATTATGGCCGCGCATGTCCGCTTAACTGTGTTATAACGATACCATCGGCAAAGCCGAAAGGCAGACCGATGCCATAGCAGCTTCCAGAATGTGCCCGTCCGACATCACGTTCTGCGAGCTGCTTCTATTATGCCGCCTGAGCGCAATGTGGTGCGCGTTCACGAGTGTAGTCGTGGAAGGTTCGATTCCAAGGGCGGTTCCAATTCGCCGCCGACCCCGTAGGCGGTACAGCCTGACGCATGGGGCTACATACTCCCCACCGGAAGCTCATGTGGTGGGTGGCGGGATCTCCTTGCCCGCCCTCTGACCTCCCCACATACGCCGGAGGCACCGGAATCCACAGGCGGGTTTCAGGTATTTTCCCGCTGGATGTGCGTCAATTACCCTGCATGGAAACATGCAGGGATTTTTTATGCTATTTTCTGCCGTCCTGAGGGGCGGCTTTTTTGTACCCTGACGACGAGAGAGGTGGTGACGTGTCGAATGAAAAGAATCTCATTCCGTTCAATGAACGAACGGAGAGCGAACAGAGAGAGATCGCCCAGAAGGGCGGCATTGCATCCGGTGCGGCCCGCCGCCGCAAACGGTCCATGCGTCAGGCGGCTGACTACTACCTGAGCCTGCCGGAGACCGACCGCCGCCGGGTGAATGCCATGCTGCGGGACCAGATTGACCCGGAGGACGTGGACAACCAGATGAGCGTGGTCATGGGCATTGCAGCCGCTGCCAAGCAGGGCGATGCCAGGGCAGCCAATGTCCTGCTGAAAATGCTAGGTGAGGAGACCGTGCAGGAGGACCCGGGCGCGGATGCTCTGGCAAAGGCCAAGGAGCTGCTGGGAGGTGTGGACAGTGCCATTGACTGAGTTTCAGCAGGAGTACCTGCACAACTGTTCCCACCGGTGGAATGTTAAAACCGGGGCCACCCGAAGCGGCAAGACCTACCTGGACTGCGCCGTGACCATCCCGAAGCGGATCTGCGCGGCTCGAGGCGAGGGCCTGCTGGTGCTCATGGGCAACACCCTGGGCACACTGGAGCGCAATGTGCTGTCCCTGATGCGGGAGCTCTGGGGCCCCGACCTTGTAGGGGTGATCCGCACCTCGGCAGCAGGCAACGTGGTACAGCTGTTCGGCAAGAAGGTCTATGTCCTCGGCGCTGACAACAAGAAACACATCGCCCGCATCCAGGGCGCTGCCTTTGAGTACGCCTACGGTGACGAGATCACCACCTGGGACGAAGGCGTGTTCCAGATGCTGAAAAGCCGCCTTTCCTGCCCCCACTCCCATTTTGACGGCACCTGCAACCCGGAAAGCCCCACCCACTGGTTCAAGAAGTTTCTGGACAGTGACGCTGACATCTACTGTCAGGCGTATACCATCGACGATAACCCTACACTTCCGGCCCAGTTCGTGGCCGATCTGAAAAAAGAATACACCGGCACGGTCTACTATAACCGCTTTATCTTGGGGCAGTGGATGGCCGCCAACGGCGTGATCTACCGCCTGCTGGCCGACAGCCTTGCCGCCGGAGATGGGCGTTTTTTCTGGCCTGTGGACAAGCCGCTGCACCCGTGGCGGGTGCGCATCGGCGTGGACTTTGGCGGCAACGGGTCCAAACATGCCTTTGTGGCAACGGCTATCCTGCCGGGCTATTCCGGCGTGGTGGGGCTGGCTTCCCAGCGCATCGACCCGGTGGCGCAGGATGCAGACTTTCTGGCCGACAGGCTGCTTGAGTTCTGCATGGCTGTCTTTGCCCGCTGGGGCGAGATTCAATTTATCTTCTGCGACAGTGCGGAGCAGACCCTCATCAATCACATCCGGGCAAGGCTCCGGCGCTGCAAGCTCAGCTGGCTGGCCGACCGGGTGGAGAACAGTGCCAAGATCCGCATCAATGACCGCATCCGCCTGACCTGCATCCTGATGGGCGGCGGGCGGTTCTGGCTGCTACCGGAAGCTGCCACCCTCCGGGATGCCCTTGCCACGGCCCTGTACAGTGGCAAGCACCCCAGCGTGGACGAGCGGTTGGATGACGGCAGCACCGATATCGACACATTGGACGCTTACGAGTACACCATCGAGCGCGATTTCAAGAGGTTGACCAACACATGAACATCACCGCATTTCTGAACTACCTGAACAAGACGCGCGGGTGGGCCATCGATGCCGACTACTACGGCTACATCGAGACCTGGCGGCAGTGGTGGCAGGGCAGCGTGCCCAAGGTTCACACCCGTGCCGCTGAATACGCAAACGGCACCAAGAAGCGCCCCATTGCCTCCCTGCGGATGCCGAAACGGGTCTGCGAGGACTGGGCAAACCTGCTTCTGAACGACCGCACCACCTTCCAGATCAAGGACGCTGCCACCGCCCGGTATCTGCTGGGCGATGATGAGCAGCAGGTGGGCGGCCTGCTCCGGGAGCTGCACTTCTGGCGCAATGCCAACGCTCTGGTGGAACAGGCCTACTGGTCCGGCACCGGTGCCTTTGTGCTGAGTGCCGAAAACCTGACTGTCGTGAACGGAAAAGCTGTCCCCGGCCCGGATACCCGCCTGAAGCTGGACTATGACCCGGCTTCCTGCATCCTGCCCCTGCGGGTGGAACGGGGCATCGTGACCGAAGCGGCCTTTGTCTCCGAGTGCATGATGGAGGGTAAGCCTGCGGTCTATCTGCAGACCCACACCGGCAATGAGACCCGGCGCACCATCCGCAACGAATGGTTCCGGGTAACGGATGGAGTTTTGGGCACTCCGGTGTTTGAAGCGCTGCAGGCCCCGCCGGGTACGGCAGAAAGCATCACGGTGGAGAGTTCCCCGCCCTGGTTTGCCCTGTTCAGCCCGGCAGCAGTCAAGAACCTTGACGGCGGCACAGGGCTGGGCATGAGCGTCTTTGCCGAAGCGTTGGCCGAAGCCCAGGGCATCGACCTTGCCTTTGACAACTACCGGGAGGATATCCGGCTGGGCCACAAGAAGATCTTCTACTCTGCGGACATCTGCCGCAAGGTGGTGGACCAAGAGGGCGTGGAGCACTCTATTCCGCCCGATGACGATGTGCAGAGCCAGTTCGTCACCCTGCCCCAAAAGGAGGGAAGCCTCGACCAGTCCAGCGAATACCACGAATACAACCCTGACCTGCGGGTGGAACAGAACCACAAGGCTGTGCAGGATATGCTGAACCTGTTCAGTTTCAAGTGCGGCCTGGGCTGTCATCGGTACAACTTCGAGCTGGGCAATGTCACCACGGCCACCGAGTACAACGGCAGCCGTCAGGATCTGGTGGCCAGCGCCAATAAGAACCAGATTCCTATCGAGGGGGCGCTGGTGGGCATCGTGCGGGCCATCCTGTGGGCAGCAAAGAACCTGCAGGGAGCGGCGGTGGACCCCGAAACGCCCATCTCTGTGGACTGGGACGACAGCTACATCACCGATGCCGAGACCCGGATGAGCCAGATGCGGGACGATGCCCTGAGCGGCCTTTTGCCCCGGTACAAGTATCTGTCTGCCCGGTACGGGGTCAGTGAAGAGGATGCCCGCAAACTGGCGCAGGAAGCTGCTGACGAAAACAAACAGCCTGAGCTGAGCTTCGGCGGGGGTGCCTGATGCTGGCCCCGGACTACCTCGACCATGCACCCGACCAGCTTGTGCTGCTCTGGCAGCAGGTCGAAGACGACATCCTGCGGGACGTGGCCCGGCGCATCTCCAAAATGGACACCATGACCCCCACGGCCCACTGGCAGCTGTGGCGATACCAGCAGGTGGAAGCTGTCCGGCAGGACGTGGTAAAGAAGCTGGCCCGCTACACCGGCAAGAGCGAAGCCGAAATCAGGCGGCTCATGCAGGAAGCGGCCACCCGGGCCATGGAGGCCGAGGACGAGATCTACTACCACTACGGCAAGGAACCCACGCCCTTTGCCTATAATGCCACCCTGCAGGCCCTACTCAATGCGGGTTACCAGCAGACGGCGGGGACCTTCCACAACTTGACTGCCACCACGGCCAACACCGTCAGCGGCCAGTTTGAAGCCGCCCTCGACCGCGCCCATCTCAAGGTGAGCAGCGGTGCGTTCGACTACAAGAGCGTCATCAAGAGCGCGGTGGACAGTCTGGCCGACACCATGAAGTACGTCACCTACCCCACCGGCCACACCGACACACTGGAAGTAGCCGCCCGCCGGGCGGTGCTGACTGGCGTGAACCAGACCGGTGCAAAGCTGCAGGTGGCCCGGGCCGATGAGATGGGGGTTGAGTTCTTCGAGACCACGGCCCACGGCGGGGCCCGGCCTTCCCACGCTGAGTGGCAGGGCAGGCAGTTCCACCGGGGCGGCGCTGTGGACTACATGGGCAAGCATTACCCGGACTTCGAGGCCGCCACCGGCTACGGCACCGGAGCAGGGCTGTGCGGCTGGAACTGCCGTCACACCTTCTTTTCCATCTTCCCGGAGCTGGGCCCCGCACCCGCCTGGACACAGGCAGACCTGGAAGCCCTGAACGCCCGGGACATCGAGTACAACGGCGGCAGATACACCCGGTACGAGATCAGCCAGATGCAGCGGGCCCGGGAGCGCACCGTGCGCAAGTACAAGCGCCGGTATCTGGCTGAGGATGCCGCCGGGGCCGATACCACCGCCAGCGCGGTAAAGCTCCGGCAGACCCGTCAGGAGCTGACTGACTTTATCAGCGCCACCGGCGGCAGGGCCGACAGTGCCCGCACCAGCGTGGCAGGTTTTGGCAGGAGCGAGGCGGGCAAGGCCAGTTATACAGCACGAAAGCAGGAACGTTTTGATTCTGCAAATGTGGAATTGCAACAGATGCGTGAAGCTGGTACAATAAAGGCGAAAGGCAAGTTGATTGAATCGCCGCCTGCACCCAATGAAATCAACTTTGCGAGCGAACACGTTCTGCAGCGCTGGGCAGAACGTGGCATGGGGCCGATGGATGCCGAACGCATTATCCGCTCTTCCAAAGTCGCAATGTCCCAGCGTAACGGAACACAGACCTGTTACTATTCCGAGTATGGTTTTGTTGCCATTGGGCAGAATGGCAATGTTTCCAGTATCGGGCCGCTGGATGAGGGCGGTCAAAAATTGATGGAGGTGGTTAAGAAGCATGGTATTCCGCACTAACGATACAGCAAAGCCGGAAGAATGGTTTTGCCCTATCTATAACCGCAAAATCGACTGCGGTTTGTGCTTTGAGGTCTCCAATATTGGCGATGATACTCTTTGCCTGAAGGGTGACGATAAGCCACCTTGCAATTGGGCAGAAGCCCATAAAACCTGCCTTAATTGTCCCCGTTATGCCGACTGGGACTGACCAAACCTAATACCGCAAGCGTCTTTGCCCAGCCGGGCAGGGGCGCTTTTTTCATGCCGTCTTAGCTCATTCTGGAAGAGCGCCGGTCTCCAAAACCGGAAGCGGGAGGTTCGATGCCTCCAGACGGTGCCATCGCAGAGGGCAGTGCGTACCCTGCCCACAACCGAACACGGACGGAGAACCGTGTCACCAAACCGTGGTTTCACCAACAGAAAGGAGTTTTTCCACCATGAAGCGTGAAGACGTGAAGAACAAGATCCCCGGCATTACCGAGGAGCAGCTGAACTGGATCATGGCCGAGAACGGCAACGATGTCAACCGGGAAAAGACTGCCGCCGAGCAGTACAAGACCCAGCTGGAAAACGCCCAGGCTCAGCTCAAGACCGCCCAGGACGGCCTTGCTGCCTTTGACGGTAAGAAGAAGCCCGAGGAATACGAGGCAGACATTGCCAAACTCAAGGGCGATATGCAGGCACAGGCTGATGGCTTTGCCTTTGACAATGCCCTGAACACCGCCATTCTGGGAGCCAAGGGCCGTAGCGTCAAGGCGGTCCGGGCACTGCTGGATCTGGATGCCCTCAAGGGCTCCAAGGACCGTTCCACCGATATCTCCAAGGCTCTGGAAGAAGCCGCCAAGGCGAACCCCTGGGCCTTTGGCGAGGCGGAAGAGGGCGGCACTGGTTCCGTTCACGTTTCCAGCGGCAAAGAGCACGGCACCCCGCCCGCCGGGGACGTTGACCCCGTGACCGCTGCCTTCAAGGCGATGAACCCCGATATCAACATTGAATGAGAGAAAGGATATTCTTATGGCACATGAAGCACAGGTCCGCTACTCCAATCTGGTCGACCTCAAGCTGCGCAAGACGCTGGTGAAGAAAGTCGGCGTGATCTGCAACAACCGCTACGAGGGCAGCCCCAAGGCAGGTTCCGTCAAGGTTCCCGTCCGTGACACCGAGGTTGTGGTGAACGACTACGACAAGGCCAAGGGCGCAAAGCAGACCAGCGGTGACACCACCTACCTCACCGTCAACATCGACCACGACAAGGCCGTGAATGAGATCATCGATGGTTTCGATGCAGAGAGCGTTCCCGGCAATCTGGTGGCTGACCGCCTGGACAGCGCCGGTTACTCTCTGGGCCTGCAGATGGATTCTGACGGCTCCGTGGAGCTGACCACCGCAGGCACTGCCTTCGGCAATACCACCGCCCTGACCGAAAAGACCATCTACGCCAACATCGTGGATGCACGCACCCAGCAGTCCTCCATCGGCGTGCCCACCGCAGGCCGCTGGCTGCTGGTCTCCCCGGACACCTACGGCCTGCTCCTGAAGAGCCCCGAGTTCATCAAGGCTTCCGACCTGGGCGACGCGGTCGTCCAGACCGGCGCTGTGGGCAAGATCGCAGGCTACACCGTGTTCGAGGATTCCACCCTGGGCGAGAACTTGGAGTATGTGGCCGGTCATCCCAACTGGTTCGCCGTCATTGATGAGTGGGCCGTTCCCGTCCATCTGCAGGATCTCTCCGGCTCTGGCGATTTCATCGGCGCATCTGCCGTGCAGGGCCGCAAGGTCTACGCCTACAAGGTCACCAAGGGCCAGACCATTCTTGTTAAGAAGAAGGTCGCAGCATAAGGAGGCTCCCATGCTTTACTGCACCTACGAACAGTACCAGACAGCGGGCGGTGCGCTGGACGAGGCTGCCTTTGACACGTTGTGCGCCCGGGCTTCCCGGCTCATCGACCGGCACACCTTTGGCCGGGCAGAGCCCCACGCCAGGGCCTGTGCCGGGTGCGCCGCCCTGCTGGCCGATGCCTGCGTCCAGATCATCGATGCCATGAGCGCCGCACAGAGCGCCTGTGCCGTGCCCGGGGCTTCCAGCGTGTCCAACGATGGCTACTCTGTCACCTTCGCCAGCGGGGCGCTTTCTGAGCGGCTTGCAGCGGAAGCGCGTGGCATCCTCTCCAACGCGCTGGGTAATGACCCCCACGGTCTGCTGTATCGGGGGTGTTTCTGATGCAGTGCAGCGTTACCGTTGTGAACCTCATCCACGACACCGCCACCGAGATTGACCGGCCTGTCTGCCATGTCATCCCCGGGTGCAGCTGGCGGGAGAAGCTGGACACCTCCGGCGGCGACCCCCAGCGGACGGTGCACATCCGGCTGCCCCCTGCGGCGGGCTACCTGCCCTATTTCCAGTGGGCAAAGCTCCCGCCCGGGGAAAAGGCGGCACACTGGACGCTCAAGCGGGGCGGCAAGCTCATCTGCGGCGCTGTCCGCAGCCTGACTGAGGCCGAGTATGCCGCCCTCGAGAAAACGCACATCTGCTGCACGGTGGCGGCGGTCTCCGACAACCGGGAACCGCTGCTGCCGCATTTTCATGTAGAGGGGAGCTGAGGAAATGAGTGCACCCGTTATTGACCTGAAGCTCAGGTTCCGGCCCGGCTTTCAGGCCGAGATGGACAAGGGCTTCCAGAAGGTTCAGTATGCGTTCTCCCAGCAGGTGGCTAAAGCTGTGGACCCTTATGTACCCTTTGACACCGGCACGCTGAAGAACAGCGTGAATCAGGCATCCGACTTCAAAGGCGGCAAGCTGGTCTATAACACCCCGTATGCCCGGCGGCAGTATTACCTGCACACGCAGGGGCAGGGGCTGCATGGGGAGAACCACCTGCGCGGTTCCTACTGGGGCCAGCGGGCAATTGCTGACCACAAAGACGAACTGATCCAGTTCGCCAAAAACGCCGCCAGGAAAGAGCTGGGAGGTGGAACGTAATGCCCAAAGCGTCCATTACGGCCCTGCGGGACTGGCTCAAGACCTGTCCACTCATTGCCGAGGAGCAGGATGCCACCGGTGCGGCCTTCCGCATTGCCGGACTGGAAGAGGAAGCCACCGCTTTTTCCATTGAGGACAGCCCCACCGACCCCATTGTGGAAAGTTACATCTCCGGGCGGGATCTGGCGAAGAACTACCTCTTCCTGTCCCGAAGGGAGTTCGGGGAGACCGATGTGCTCACCATTGAGAACAGCGGCTTCTTTGAACAGCTGGCCGACTGGGTAATGGAACAAAATGACTGCGGCATCCTGCCTGATCTGAGCAAATGCGGGCACGGCAAGGAAGCCCAGAGCATTGAAGTCACCTCCACCGGCTACATCGTCACCGACGGCTCCGGAAGCTGCAAAATGCAGATGCAGCTCCGGCTCGTCTACTATCAACCCAAACTTTGAAAGGAGACCATCCTATGACTGTTTCCGAAACCCTGGCCGCGCTCAAGACCAAGAAGGGCATCGTGCCCAGCGCGGACTACACCGGCACCGAAAAGGCCGATGATTTCATCTTTGCGATCCAGACCGATGCCTCCACCCAGACCAAGGAGAGCGACTGGATCGTGTTTGCAGAGCGTGTCAAGGAGCACTCTGGTGCACTGAACGCTTCCACCGAGGACGTGCCCTATATCCGCGTAGGCACTGTCACCGAGAAGGGTGAGACCCAGCGCACCTTCTCCCTGAACGGCAACCGCTGCGTGGGCGACCCTGCGCAGGATTTCCTGCTCTCCCACAGGATTAAGTTTGGCTCCGGCACTGATGTGGTGTTCCCCTATATCTACTTCAGCGCAAGGACCGGCAAGGGCGAGAAGGGCGCAGCCGCCTTTATTGTCACTGCCGACGCAAGCGGCTCCGCCAGCAACTCCGCAGGTTTTGCCTGCGACGTGAAGGGTGTTGGCGTTCCGGCTGAGTTCAACTACCTGACCCCGACTCAGGCCGACACGCAGTCCACCAAGGCTGCCAAGGTCTGATAACAACACCACACAGCCCTCGTTCCCCGGTGAACGGGGGCCCTTTTTGTAACAGGAGGACTTCTATGATCATCAACGGCATTGAATTTGATTTTTCCACCCTGAACGCCAACGACGTGGATCGGATGCTGGCTGCGCAGACCCGGCAGCAGGAACGTGCTCGGACGGAGGGCAGCCGCTACACTCCCGAGAGCGATTACCCTGCCTGGCTGCGCTTCCAGTGCCGCATCTTTATGGACTACCTGGACGAAGTTCTGGGCGAGGGTGCTTCTGAGAAACTGGGGCTGGACGGCAGCAACTTCAACGCCTGCCTGACGGTCAGCAAGGCCTTTGCCGAGGCCATGGCCGCAGAAAAGGCCAGTGTCAGCGCGCTGATCCACCCCGCCGAGGAGCGGGCACAGGTTTCGGCAGCACAGGTTTCGGCAGCACAGGCCATCCCCGCCCCCATGAACCGTGAGCAGCGCCGGGCCGCAGCCAAGGCACATCCCGCCGTGGTAGATTTCCGGGCACAGGAAGCGGCAAAGGCCACCCGCCGTGCCCAGCTGAAGGCAGAGCTTGAGGCACTGGACAATGCATGACCTGCTGACGGACACCCTGCCAACCGAGTGGGAGGGCCGCGCCATTAACTGGGACTTCCGGCCCATGGTCTGGCTGCTGATCCGCACCCGCCGCGTCAAAACCGACGAGGACAGCGTCCGGCTGATTGCATCGGCCATCCCGCTCTTCTTTGTGGAGCCGATCCCGGTGGCACACTACCCGGAAGCCTTTGAATCTCTGGTGCGCTTCTGCCAGGGCGGCGGCCCCGAGGACGAGGAGCGCACCGGGACTGGCAGCAGCAGCGACCCACAGGCCGAGCCTGTGCTGGACTACCGGTGCGATGCCGACTACATCGTGGGGGCCTTTCAGCAGGCCTACGGCATCGACCTGACCGCTGACAAGGTGCACTGGTGGCGTTTCAAAGCACTGCTTCATGCCCTGCCGCCGGAAACGCCACTGGGCAAGATCGTGGAGATCCGGGGCAAGGACACCTCCGGTATGGACAGGGCCGACAGGGACTACTACGAGACCCTGAAAGAGCGCTTCGCCCTGCCGGATGGACTGAAGGGGGTGAGGCGGAACGAGACCCTGCAAGAGCACGAGGACGCTTTCCTCGACCGCTTCGGCTGATTCCCGCGCCCCGGTGCCCTGCCCCTTCTGCGGCAGAGCGCTGCCAGTGTGGGCGGCTCCCGAGGCCTACGCCCACGGCCTGTGGGTAAAATGCAAAAACCCCGCATGTAAGCGGGAGGTAGAAATCAAGTTATAGCAGCCTGTGCCCCTGTGCCCGCGCTCCGAATGAGAGGTGGACACAGTGGCATTTGATTTTAGCGTTACCGGAAACACCAAGTTGGACACCAGCGGCTTCACGCAGGGTGTCAGCAGCATGACCGTCGCCGCCGGAACGCTGATCGCAGACCTGGTAAAGACGGCCAGCAGCCAGCTGACGAATCTTGCCCAGAGCGCGATCCGGAACGGCTCCATCTACGAGACATCGCTTGCCAAAGTCGGGACCATCGCCGATCTTGGCAAGCTTTCGATCCAGAAGCTGGGCAGTCAGATCACGGACATGTCCAACACCATGGGCATTGCGGCCACGGATATTGCCGAGGCTACCTACCAGGCCATCAGCGCCGGGCAGGACACCGCCAACGCTGTGGCCTTTGCGGGGCAGGCGGCAAAGCTGGCAGCCGCCGGTTTTACCTCCACGACCTCCGCCGTGGATATCCTGACCACTGCCCTGAACGCCTACGGCTTGAGCGCCGACCAGGCGACCCACGTTTCGGATGTGCTGCTGACCACCCAGAACCTGGGCAAAACCAGCGTGGACGAGCTTTCTTCCAGCATGGGCAAAGTCATTCCGCTGGCCGCAGCTTACAACGTCAGCGTGGAAAACCTGTCCAGCGGTCTGGCCGTGATGACCGCAAACGGCATTGCCACCGCTGAGGCTACCACCTACACCAAATCCATGCTGAACGAGCTGGGCGACACCGGGTCCAGCGTCGGCAAGATTTTACAGCAGCAGACCGGCAAGAGCTTTGCCCAGCTGAGTGCTGACGGCAAGAGCCTGGGCGATGTGCTGCAAGTGCTGTATGACAGCGTGGGCGATGATGGCACCGCCTTTGCCGGTCTGTGGTCCAGCGTGGAAGCTGGCACGGGTGCCCTTTCCCTGGTGTCCGGCGGCGCGGATAAATTCAATGGCGTGCTGGGCCAGATGGTGGACAGCGCCGGAGCTACCGACACCGCCTACCAGACCATGACTGACACCTTCCAGCACAGCATGGAAAGCCTCCAGACAACGGCAGAGAACCTGAGTATTGACCTGTTCGAGGCCATGGAGCCGGGCCTGAAGGAAGCCGCCAACTGGGGCACCGACTGCCTGAATACCCTGACGAGCGCTCTAAATGAGGGCGGCCCGGCGGCCATGCTGGACGCAGCCAGCGGCATTCTGGAAAATCTGACCGCAGGTGTTGTTCAGAAGATTCCAGGGTTGGCATCGGCAGCAACTCAAGTCATCACCAAGCTGGTGCAGTATCTGGCTGACCATCAGGACGAGATCTTCGATGCAGGCATCCAGCTGCTGGAACAGCTCATCATCGGCATCACCGACAACCTGCCCCAGCTGATCGCAGCAGCAGCGGAATTGATTGCAAAGTTCTCTGCCGCGCTGATCTCCCATCTGCCCGACCTTCTGAACTGCGGTGCGGCCCTTCTGACCACTCTGGTAGACGGTATCATCCGCAACATTGAGAACCTGGGCGAAGCCGCCCTCGCCTGCATCGCAAAACTGACCGGCGTGTGGGACGGCAGTATGGATGAGTGGGGCCACATCGGCGAGAACATCGTCACCGGCCTGCTGAACGGCATCACCGGGATGTGGGACACGCTGGTGTCCACAGTCAAGGGCAAAGTCAACGGCATGGTGAGCACCGTCAAGAATGTGCTGGGCATCCACTCGCCCTCGAAGGTGTTCACCGAGATCGGCGAGAACGTCACGCAGGGCCTTGTCAATGGCATCAACACCGGTGTACCTGCCGCACAGGAAGCCATCCAGAACATCGCCCAGACCCTCAACAACTACGGCCCGGATTTTGCCACCGTAGGGGCCACTATCACGGAGCAGTTCCGCACCAAGCTCACCGAGGGCTGGGCGCAAATCCAGTCCGACATCCAGACGGACGCGCTGGGGGCCATCGAGACGCTGGCAACGGCCCTCAAGGATGGCGACCTCGAGAGCCTGGGCCTGTGGGCTGCTTCCTACTTCTGGCAGGCCTGCACCAAGGAGCAGCAGACCCAGATCAACAGCATCGCTCTGGGGGCCCTGAACCAGCTGGGCAGCGCTTTGAGCGGCGTGTTCGGAAACCTGAGCCAGCTGGCCATGGGGCTGGTTGCGCAGTTCGTGCCCGCCGCAGCCAGCGCAACAACGGGCCAGATTGCCCTGAACACCGCCATGGACGCAAACCCCATCCTCGTTGTCATCTCCCTCATCGGGATGCTGGTGGGTGCCCTGCTGAACTTCTCCGGCAAAAACAAGGATGTGGCCAACGGCTTCCAGTCCGTCTGGGCGGGCGTTGAGGACTTTATGAGCTACATCTTCGAGGGCCTGATGCGCATTGTGGCGGCGGGCATCGAGGGCTTTGTCATCCTCATCAACGGCCTCATCGGCATGTACAACTCCGTGGCGTGGCTCTGGGGCGACCATGTGGATTACATCAGCAACCCGGCCTGGGACTACGCCAACAAGATCGCTGCCGACCGCAAGGCCCGGCAGGCTGAGCGAAAAAAGCAGCAGGAAGCTACCAATAACCCCAGCAGCTCCGGTTCTTCTGCCTCCTCCCAGAAGGTCATCGAGAGCATGACCGACACCAGCAAGACCACCACTGCCGACGGCAGCACCGTGACCACCAAAGTGCTCACCGAGAAGCTGCAGGACGAAACCGGCAAGATCACTCAGAGGGTGACCAAGACCGTCACCGAGGCAGGTACCAAGCTGGTGGACGGCGTGGAGCGCTCCTACAAGACCGTGACCACCTATGTGGACGGCATCCAGACCAAAGTGGAACGCAGTCTGGATGACATCACCAAGACCACCACAGGCACAAAACCTGGCTCCACCACGCCGACGGCCCCCACCCCGGACAAAGACCTGACCGACGCTGTGGAGGCCAACACCGAGGCCCTGCTGGCCGCAAACAGCAAGTTGGCCGAGATGGTGCGGCAGGCCGATTCTCTGGTGCTGTCGGACAACATGGCCATCACCCGGTCTGTGGCCGCTTCCGGCACAGCACAGGTGGCCGCAGCCGCCAACCAGTACCACCGGGAGGGTGACACCACGGTCAACCAGTATATCTACTCCAAGGCCCAGACGGCGGCAGACCTCCAGCGGGAAGCACGCTGGGAAGCCGACCGAGCCAAGGCCCAGAAACGATGAAAGGAGGGCACCGAGATGCCGTTCAGAAAAGACCATTTGCAGCTCGTGACGGATGCCGGGGCCACTCTCGACATCGGGTGGGCCTACGGCACGCCCTACTCCCTCGACCCCATCAACGGCGTGGACGTGGACGTGCAGACCGCGCAGGGCGTGAACCAGGTGGGCGTGAGCGTGGAGCGCCAGAGCGTGGCCGGGGTGAGCCGTGAGCTCATCATCCACTGCCACAGCCCCCACGGCGACGCGGATGCCGCCCTGCTTCTGGAAAAGCTGCCCTACTTCACCAGCGGCACCATGTATTTCGAGGATAGATTCTTCTGCCGTTTTGTGCTTTCCAAGACCCCCTACACAAAGAGCATCCACCCTTACCCGGTGCTGGATTTCATGCTCTTCTGCCCCAAGCCCTTCTGGTACAACTTGCAGGCTCAGAGCTTCTGCATCAACGGCTTTGTGCCATCGTTCAGGCTGCCGGTGAATTACTCCAAGCCCCACCGGTTCGGCGTGCGCACCTCAATCGGCTGGCTGAATGCCTATAACCCGGGGGCGCTGAGCGTGCCCTTCACGGCCACCCTCAAGAGCGACGGCGCTGTGGTCAACCCGTGCGTGCTGAACATCATCTCTGGCCAGAGCATCCGCATCCTGACCACCCTGACCCCCGGGCAGGTCATCGAGATCTACCGCACCACCACCGACAAGCTGGCCGTCAAGCGGACAGAGGACGGCACGGAGGAGAACATCTTCTCCCTGCTGGATGAAGATTCTGACCTGCTGGAGCTGGCCCCCGGGGACAACCTGCTCAAGGCCACCGCCGACAGCGGCGAGACCAGCCTGCAGGTGACAGTGCGCTTCTATCCCATGGTGAGCGGTATTCTGCCGGAGGTGATCTCGTGACACTGGATGTTTTGGATGAACTGACCCTCGCCAGGCTGGGCCGGGTAGAGGTATGGGTAAGCCTTTACTGGGACGAGCCCTACAACACCGCGGGCGAGTTCACGCTGGAAGTCAGACCCACCGAGGAGAACCTGTCCCTGCTCCGGGAGGGCCGCTGGCTGCGCCGCAGTGACAGCGATGTGCCCATGCGCATCTGCCACCGGAGCAACGAGAACACCGACAGCAACTTAGTGGTCACCGGCTTCCCGGGGACGTGGATCTTCACCAAGCGGGCCTGTACCAGCATCGTGAAGAATGAGAACGCCGAAGCCGCCATGCGCAGACTGGTCAGCGCAATGCAGCCATGGCCCAAGCTGGAGCTGGGTGCTGCTGTGGGCTTCGACACCACCTACACTGCACAGACCTCCGGCGGCAGTATCATGGACTACCTGATGACCATCGGCGCGGCCTGCGACCTGGGCTTCCGGGTGCGGCTCAGCGGTAAAAATGACCAGAAAAAACTAACGTTCGAGGTCTATCGGCCCACCGCTGATCCAAACAACCGTTTTTCCACCAAGTGGGGCAACCTGCAGCAGGCCGCGTGGGCCTTTGGCGACAGCGACTACGCCAACGTTGCTGTGGTGCAGGGCGCTGGCGAGGGCGAGAACCGGGCCACCGTGACCGTGGGCCTGACGGACACCACCGGTGCCGACCGGCGGGAGCTTTACGTCGATGCCCGGGACGTGCAGCCGGACGAGGAAAAGGGCGAGACCAGCAAGAGCCAGGCCTACCTCGAGCGGCTCATGGCCCGGGGCACCAACAAATTGCTGGAACAGCTCCGTACCGGCTCCATTGAGTTGACCATCGATGCCGAGGGGCTCTCCCCTGGTGACGTGGCCTTTTGTACCATCCCGGAGCTAGGCTACAAGGCCACCGTCCGGGTGGCCGATGTCATCACCCAAAGCCAGAGCGACAGCACCACCCGCACCGTGCGGCTGGGCACTCCGGTCTGGCGCAAGCTGTAAGGAGATGATCTTTTGAGCAAAATCGTTTTATATCCCGCCAACGGCTACGACTTCGATGCCGCAGACGTGGCGGCCTACCTTGCGGGCCTCACCTCAGGTGTGTTCAGCGGAGCTGAGGACTTCCCGGTGACAGCCGCAGGCGGGCTGAAGGTCACCGTGGGGGCGGGCCGTGGCTGGGTGCACCCCAGCCGCTTCACCGGCTACTCCATCACCAAGCGGGAGGCCGACACCCTGACCATGCCGCTGGCCGACCCGTCTCTCCCCCGCATCGACCGCATCGTCATGCGCTATGATGCCGGTGCCAGAGCTGCCAGCCTGCAGGTGCTGCAGGGCACGGCATCCAGCACGCCCACGGGCCCGACCATCTCCCGCACCGAGCTGATCTACGACCTCTGCCTTGCCGAGATCACCCGCCCGGCAGGCTCCACCAGCATCACCACGGGCCAGATCACCGACACCCGGCTGGACGAGGCGCTCTGCGGCCTCGTGCGGGACGGTGTGACCGGCATCCCCACCGACGAGCTGCTGGCCACTGCCAAGGAGCGCATCAACGCACTGGAGGAGAAAGCTACCAGCAGTGCCGCCGCCGCCAAGGACAGCGCGGAGGCAGCCAAGAGCAGCGAGACCAAGTCCGCCGCCAGCGAGAAGAAATCCAAGGCTAGCGAGACCGCCGCCAAGCAGGCCCTGCAGGACACGGAGACGGAGCACACCACCGCCTTGCAGGACATCGCACGGGCCCGCACCACGGCCCTGAACGATGTGGCCAACTCCACCAGGACGGCCACCACTGCGGCAGAAACCGCCACCCAGCAGGCCACCGACGCTGCGGGGAGCGCTTCCACCGCCGTCACCAAGGCCGGGGAGGCAGAGAAGAGCAAGACGGCAGCGGCTACCTCTGCTACCAATGCAAAGGCCAGTGAGGAAGCATCCAAGAACTGGGCGGAGGAAGCTAAAAAGGCGGCAAACACCGACACGACC